TCATCGGCTTAACTCCGTTAAAATAGGCAAGGTAATTTTGTTGTTTAACGGCGGTCAGGGCGAGGGGTGAACGTTGGGAGGGGGTCAGTACAACAGACGAAAAAAAGCCCCTTTCGGGGCGGTGATTTATTCTGGCAACTGAGGCCAGTCGATATCAGGCACTAAAGATAAATTGAGCCGGTTGAGTGCCACACGATATTTTTTCCAGTCTTTAAGCTTTGCGATTTCATCATCCGTCGCATCCTCAATATCAACAGCATCTTGCAAGGGCGCAATGGCGAGGTTTGCTTTTGTCATGAGCCCAGAGAGTGTGGCTACCGCATCGGCCTTTAATTCTTCATGCGTCGGTGCAGGGATATCCGCCCAGACCGGCAAGCCGTCCGCGCCTGCAATGCGCATTTTCCCCTCTGGTGGGGGGAGAGTTTGGTATTCACGGTAAACAACATCAGTTACCGCAATGCCATCATCAGGCCAGCTTCCCGCATCGTCGTACACATCCCGCAGCTCTCGCGGATAAAAGCCGTTGGTGAGCGGGCTGTAAACATAAAGACTTGTGGTGATTGCGCTGTAATAGTTGCTCATTTAATCCCCTTACCAGCCGGTGGCTTCCCAGTAACTGCCTGCGCTGTCCTGACCGCAGGTGAAACCGATATTGTTGATAATCTGTGCCGTGCCGAAGTTATCCGCGAACGTGCCGCCGCCGCCATTGATTGCGGTTACCTGAACGTTGACGCAGGTACTCGGGAAAGGAATGGGGAAATTTACCGTTGACCAGCCGCGACTCCCTTTGTTGACGACGCCCCACTGCTTAATCATGCCGGTATCACCACACCGCCACCAGCCACCGCCGAGATTGGCGGTGTTGGCATTGACCGGTTGCCGGTTGTTGGGGCTGAAAACCCGCTGCCCCATCTCGTTCACGGTGCCGGACGTATTGCTGTCGCCGTTGCCGGACAGGGTCATCTCGCCGGTTTGTACCGTATTGCCCTGATTGACGATGCGGAATTTGAACCCACCCACGCCGCCGCCCCGGTTGTTCACAAAGTTAGATTCGCCCTGACCGCCGCTTTCGTTCCAGCCTAAATACGTCCCTTGCCCGTTGCCGGGCTGTGGGATGGTTATCGCCCGGAGAAAATTCGCCGTGACGCGACCGTTCACATCACCGCCCACGCGGGGAAATGCACCCACATCATCCGCATTCAGCCCGATATCTTTGGTGCCATCAAACGCCACACCGGCAATTTTGCGGGCGGTGGCGAGTTTGGTCGCTGCAACGGCTGTGCCGCCTGAAGGCAGTGCGCCGACGTTTGCAGCGCTAAGGCTGATATCCGACGTACCGTCAAACGCCACACCGGCAATCTTTCGCGCCGTGGCTAATTTAGTTGCCGCTGCGGCTGTGCCAGCGGCAGGAAGTGCGCCAACGTCGGCGGCAGTGGGTTTATTATTTGGGCTGTATACCTCGACCCATGCAGACCACGGACCATCTGCGCCGTTCCATGCGCCGGTAGCTGCTCGGGTAAACTGTCGCCCGTTGTTGTTAAAGGCTATCTGCTGTGTCGCATTCGGACCCCACGTCACGAAAATGACACCAACAAAACCGTTCATCGGATAGCCTTTTTCCGTGGTCGCTGCTGCTGCGCCCGGCACGCCATAATGCCCAAACATTGCACTGCCGCGAAGAGTGTTTGGGGAGTCTGTCCCGGTTAAGTTAGCGCGGATTTTAAACGCCGTTGCGATTTCATCAGCCAGTGCTTTTTCGCTGGCCGCGCTTTGTGCTGCCGTCCACGCGCCAACGTCTGCCGCCGTGGGTTTGTTATTCGCGCTGTACGTCGGCACCCACTCTTTCCATGGACCGTCCACGCCGTTCCAGTCAGCAGACAGCCCTCGATTCCAGATATTGCCCGTAAACGTGACATACATCTGCTGACAGCCGTAGGCGCTCGGCGTGACATACAGCGTGCCTGCGATGCCCTGCGGATAGTGCAGCGCCGCCGTGGCGTTGGCATTTTTAGGCTGCGCGTACAGGGCGGCACTTCCGGCTCCGCTGGCAAAGCCCAGAGTATTGATATCCGTGGTTGTCAGGATGGCCGAAGGTACCGTGACGGAATTCACCGCGCTGACTTGCACCCAGTCACGCCATGGCCCGTCAGTCCCATTCCACGAAGCATTTAACGCCCGAGTCCACACCATGCCGGTGTTTTGGACGGTATAACGCTGCAATACACCGCCTGTCCATGACGCAGGCATGACTTCAAGTAACCCCGCAGCCTGTGAGCCTGCGGGATAGCCATTGGCGACGGTGGCACTGGCTCCTGTGCTTTGCACATAAAGACCAATCTTTTCCAGATTAAGCGTGTTGATGTTGGTCGCGCCCAAGACCGTCGTGAGAACGGGCAGCGCCCCAACATCCGCAGCGGTGAGATTCTGGTCTGCGCTTAACGCCTTGCCGTTAATTTTACGGGCGGAAGGCACGCGGGTATTGGCGTTGTCATTGGCCGCTTTCACCGCCTTTGGCGTCGCCGCCAGCGTTTCGCTGGTACTGCTGACCGAGCTGTTAAGCTGCACAAAACCTTTTGCCGTCAGCGTGCCGTCGGGATGGTTACGGGATTTCTCATGTTCGGAGAGTTTATCGTCTACATAATCTTTTGTGGCCATCACCGTGGAGCCGTCAATGCTCAGTGCGACGGACTCAATTTCGCTGACGATGAGCACCATCCGCAGCGTCTGTAACCGGCCTGACCCTTCAGCAAGCTTGGGTTTATAACTTTCCGCCATATTGCTGACAGCAACCAACACACCGTCAGCATCGTATAAACCCATTTCACGCATCCAGAAGCCGCCGACGTCAGGTTGGATCACCAGCTCGGCCACCAGATAATGACTGTTTTTGGCATCGATGCTTAGCCGGTTGAGATTGGCGCGATAAACTTCATTAACGAGTTTGGTTTGTTTTGGGTCAGGCGTCGGGAGTTTTCCGCCCCCGTCACCGACGGCCATACGTGTGATTTTGACCTGCGTTCCGCCTGCCGTGGCGGCGGCGATTTTGGCCGCTCCGGCGGTAGTCAGTAATGCTCTATAAGTCGCCATAAGTTTTCCTCTGCTTAGGCCGGATAAACGGTGATGACGTCGCCGTCGTAAGAAAGTGCGCCGACGAAAATATGGCCGGGGATATCCTGAATAATGGTCAGCGTCTCAAGGTGGCGGCTGGCGGGTTTAGCATCCGCAATGAGCCGCTCCATTTCCTGATACATTTCTTCGGTAATACCGCTTTCCAGCACACCAATATCGAGGCGAAACGTGCCGGGCGGGCTGTTGGTTTCCCACCATTCAGAAATCTTGATGACGTACCCCAGCGGCTCAACCACCCGGCGGATCGCGCTGATGGTACCTTTATGGGTATGGATGAAATAAGCAGACTGGATCACGCCGCGTTTCGTTGCCTCCGGCCAGCGTTCGTCCCACCGGTCAACCGAAAAAGCCCAAGCCAGATAGGGTAAGAACTTTGCCGGGCAGGTCTGTGGGTTCCATAAATCACGCAGCGGCACAGGGACAGCGGTCAGCTCGGCGCAGGCAGCAGCGGCGGCAACCTCCAGCGGAGAAGAACCCACAGGTAACAGGCGCACATTACTCATCGGTGCCCCCGATAGTGATTGAGGACTCAGTACAATATGAAGCCTGTGTGTCATCCAGTACGAGATCGGCCAGCGGCTGCGTGAGTTCGACCCGCTGCACACCTTCAACATGCAGCGCGGCATAGATAGCGGAAAGGCGAATATCTCGCCCCAGCCGGTGCTGTGCCAGCGTGTAGGCGTTTAGCTTATCCACTGCGGCCAGCCTGACGGGCTCTAATTCCGGTCCCGGATAAACATAGAGCTTGGCAGCAATCTGATAAGGGATAATCTTCGCTGACTGCACGGTCACGCGGTCAGCCACCGGGCGCACGTCCTCCGCATTGAGCGCGGTATTTACAATCCCGATAAGCTCCGCGCTGGCCGTGCCGTCACCCTCACGCGAAAGCACGGAAATAGTCACATTGGCCGGTGCCGGGCTAATCACTGACACATCCGCCACCCGGCCATCAGCACTGCGACCATGAAACTGATAAGCGCCGGTTGATCCGGCCACGCTCAGCCCCTCAAAAGCCTGCTGAATGCGCACGCGGAAATCCCCGTCACTTTCCAGCACCTCAGCCACCGGCGGCAAAACGGAATCATCAGCCTCAGTGATAACCAGACGCGCAACGTTATAGTTTGCGCCGAGCTGGTCGAGGTCAGCGCCGGTGGCGTAGGCCAGCATATTGGCGCGCGCCGCTTCGTTTACCCGCTGACGCAAAATCACCTCGCGGTAAGCGTTCTCCTGCAACAGCTTGACGATAGGCTCAGATTCCAGCGCCAAGGTGCGGGCGACGGCCTCGCGTTCACTCTCGTCATACAGTGACAGCAACGTGGCTTTGCGTTCTTCAAACAGGGTTTCGTAGTCCAGTTCCTCGACCACATCCGGCGCGGGGAGCTGGCTTAAATCAATAAGTGCCATAGCGTTAACTCAGTGAGAGGGAAGAGGAGAAACTGCCGGGGGTATCGGTTCGGTTACCCG